GAGAGGTCCTCGTTGGTGAAGTCCAAGACGGCCTGGTCTGAGACCAGCTGGAGGCTCTTGTCGATGCCTATCCTGATCGGGCGGAGCGTCGTGCTCGAGAAGGTGTTGCCCACGATGGTGGCCAGCTGGTCGTCGTCGTCTGTCCACGTGAGCCCGCCCGAGGAGGCCTCGCCGAACCCAGCCTGAGACGGTCGCTGGAAGGAGTCGAGCGGGTCTCCGACTTCAACGTCGTCTACCCAGGCACGCATGTCAGAGAAGCGGAGCTCGTCGGTCCCCAGCCCATCGGTGAAGGCGAACTCAGGCTGGAAGTCTCCGCTGTCCGTCCCGGTGAGCTCAGCGCCGGTGAGGAAGCTGATCGGCTCAGTCGTGCCGACCGTCCAGATGTTCGCACTCAGCAGAGGGCCCGCGACCTCAGACCTGATCCTGAGCCAGGCACCGACGCTGAAGTCGGGCTCGGCGTACCAGTTGCGCGGAGTCGCGGCGGTCGGGAACCCGGCGCCGGCGATGTCGTTGCAGTGAATCCGCCCGTCGGGGTCGAGCGCGAACACCACGATGTCGTCGGTGGCGCCGCCACCGTCGAGCGCGTCCTGCCCATAGTCGTGACTGGGCAGCCAGGCCGAGACTGGCGCCGCCCACGCAGACCCCGTCTCGGGCGTCCAGTCGAGGCCTAGGTCATACCAGTAGCCGTCGTAGTCGGAGACGTAGTCCCCGTCTGTAGGCCAGGACGGCTCAGAGCTGTCGCTGAACTCGCCATAGAACGGATACCACGCGTACACGTGCCCGTTGGGGACAGTCGGGACGACCAGCGCGCCGCCGCTCCACTGGCCGTTGCGGTAGACCCCGTAGGGAAAGTCGGCCTGCCACGTCGTCGGGGTCGGTGACCAGTCTACTCCGACGTGGTGCCAGGGTGTTTCGTCGTCATCCGTCACCATCGGGAAGCCGTCCATCACCGGCGGTGTAGGAGCATCGACCATGCCCCATTGAGCAGGCTCCGCTCCCGGCATGAGCGCCAGGTGCTCGTAGCCGCTCGGCCCGAAGATGATGTCTAGGCGCGTGTCGGTGCTCACCGATGCGCCGACGATCTTCATCAAGAGCTCTGCGCTGTCAGCGACACTGCCAGAGATGTCGAGCCACGAGTCTGCACCGAGCTCGAACTTCCCGTAGCCATCTCCGTTGCCCACCGGAGCGCCGATCTCGACCCGAGAGTTGAACCCGCCCGTGCCGACCTGGAGCTTCGACTTCAGGAGCGCCTCGAGCGCCGGGGTGATGGTCTGCATCTAGGAGCCTGAGCCGCCCTGGCCAGTGACCTCTGCGATCTCCATCGTCCACTCGAACTGGAACGTCGCTGGGTGCGCCCGGGAGACGGTCAGGGTCATGACAACCACGCTGTGCGACCCGTCGAGCGGCTCGACGAACGTGACCACGTCGTGCGTGCTCCGGTACATCTTGAGGAGCTGGATCTCCTCCTCGTCCGTGGTCCGCCCGGTGACCACCGCCCTCGGCATCTGCGACCCGCTCCCCTGGAGGACCGTGTTGTGGGTCGTGGTCCCGTCAGACAGGAGCGGGACGACCTGGATGTCGTCGGGGAGGTCGAAGCCGGTGAAGGTGACGACGCTGATGGCCTCGCCTCCGAGGGTGAAGCTCATATCGCTCCTCTCGCTGTCTGCTCGCGGAGCCCGCCCGCGACTACGTCGAGCACCGTCTGGCCGAAGCGCTGGGCCGAGGAGCGGCTCACGTCCCGGTCAGGGTTGATGGTCAGGTTCATCGTCCCGATGACCGGGCCCTTCGGCTTCCCACCGGACAGCGCGGTGTACGAGGTGGAGTCTGACTCGTCACGGATGCGCGACGCGGCGGCCGCGGGGACGACCATCTCCCCCTCGTGAAGGAACGCTACCTGGTCTCTCGGGATACTCCACGCGCCCTTGGCGTAGCCCTCGGTGGGGCCGTGTTCGTTGACGCGGACTACGATCTGAGGACCAGTGAGCGCCTTGAGCCTCGACCTGAGGCCGTTGACGAGCGCCTGAGCCGCCGCGCTGCCGGCGGCGTACGCCTTCCCCGCCAGCTCTGTGAGCGGCCCGTTCGCAGCGTCGCGGGCTGCGCGCGCGGCAGCGCGGATCTCGGGGTCCTTGCTCTTCAGGCCCTTGGCGAGGAGGCGAGCCGCCTTCTTCCCGAGCGGGAGCCCAGACTCGGCGAGCTCCCGGAGCCGCTCGATGATCAGCTTCTTCGTCGCCTCAGCCTGAGCGCGAACCGCTGGGTCCTTGCTCCTCAGGCCCTTGGCGAGCGTCCTGCTGATCGCCTGGCCAGCGAGGCGAGCCTGCTCGGCCACGGGCGACATCGCGGTCTTCAGCATCTCCTTCAGCGTGACCAGCGCGTCGACCGGAGCCTGCCGCGCGGCGAGGATGCCCTTCGCCATCTCGGACATCGCGGCGCCGCCGTTCTCCCTCGCGGCGTCCAGGACCCCTTCCATCGAGGTCCCGAACACCTCGACCAGAGACTTCACGGCAGCGGCGACCTGGGGCTCGCCCACGTTGATCCCGGCAGCGAGCGCGTCGTCCAGCGAGATGCCGAGGTCCTCGAGCTGCGCCTCTGAGAGGGTCATCCCCTCGATGATGGAGGTGTCCAGGCCTTCGAGGAAGGCCTTGCCTCCGCTCGCGCCCGCCTTCTTGTACTCGTTGATCACGGGCCCGCCGAGGTCTTCTGCCCGGGAGCGGAGCCCGTCGTTGATCCGGGTGCCGACGATAAGCCCCGCATCGTGAGCGTCCTGGCCTGCGGCGGTCCCCCAGTCGTTGATCGAGTCGTGCATGATGTCGAGAGTCGCCTTCATCTCGTTGGCGCTCTCCTGGAGAGGACCGGGGATCATCGAGATGACGTGAACGATAGAGCCCGTCACGGAGAAGAGCGCCTGCATGAAGATCTTGGCGGCCGTCGCGAGCGCGTTGAACACGTCCTGCCCGCTAATGCCGAGCGCCTCGAAGATGAGCATGAGCGCCTTCACGGCCAAGGCGATGGCGACGATGACGGCGAGGACCGGCCACGTCGCCAAGATCACGGGCACGGCGGCCGCGGCGGCAGCGATGCCCCACGCCACGAACGCTGCGGTGATCAAGACGAGCGCAGCTACGACGAACGGCGCCTGCATCCCGACGGCTCCGAGAGCGTTCCAGACTCCCTGGATCACGCCGACGACGAAGCCGATGCCGGTCGCGAGGACTTGGAAGGCCGCGACGATCACGTCGACCGCTGTGAGGACAGCGTTCTCGATGGCAGGCATCGCTGCCTCGACCTCGGCCAAGAGGGAGCTCCACATCGGCATGAGCTTGTCGCCGATGTTCACGGCGAGGACGCCGATGGCTGCCTGGATGCGGTCGACCATCGCAGCCACCGTGGCCTGCTGGATCTTGAACGCCCGGTCGGTCCTCCCGGCCGCGTTCCGCATCGCCTCCGTCTTCCACACCCAGTCGTCTGCCTGAGCGCCGCTCAGGGCGAGGACCGCGGTGAGCGCTTCGACGCGCCCGAAGACTGCCGCGATGCCGCGGGACGCCGTGACTGAGGTCCCGCCGATGAGCTTCATCGCGCCGCTGAGGCCGACCTGCTCTACCATGGCCGCGCCGCTCGCGTACCCCGTCTCCTCGATTGCCTTCCTCATCAGGGTGTTCGGCTTGAGGAAGGCGTTCATGACCGAGCGGAGCTGGGTGGTCACGAGGGCGGTGTCGCCCGTCACGCCGGTCAAGGTCGCCATCGCGCCGAAGAGCTCTTCCTGCGAGACCTTCAGCGCTGCCGCGATGGGGAGGACCTTGCCCATCGAGGCCGCCATCTCGGGGAACGTCGTGACGCCGAGGTTCGCGGTCTCGAAGACGAGATCAGAGGCCTTCTGGGCCGCCTCGAACGACGAGTCCCCGTACGCCTTCGTGATCGCTGACAGCAGGAGGATGGCGTCGTGGGTGGTAGACATGCCGGCGGCGCCAGCCTTCGCGGCGGTCTCCAGCCACCTGGCCGAGTCTGCGGTGTCCGTGAACGTGCCGATGACGTCGTAGAGGCCGCGGGTCAAGTCCTTGAGAGACTTGCCTGTCGTGATCGACATCTTCTTGACGGACTCGCCGAGCGACTCGATGCGGGCGTCTACGTCGGTCCCGGTGCCGATCAGGGTCTGGACGTTGGCCATCCCCTTCTCGAACTCCATCGAAGCGTTGAGTGCCGCCCCAGCGAACGCCCCTAGGCCGATGACCAGGCCCGCGAGCATGAAGCCGATGACCTTCCCCGCCTTGAGGAAGTTGGTGGCCATGGAGGAGCTCGCTGTGCTCGAGGCGAGCTGCGCCTGAGCGAGCCCCGCCATGAACATCTTCTTCTCGAGGAAGAGCAGCGCGTAGAGCTCGCCGACTAGGAGTGCCATGCCTCTACTCTACGTCTTCTTCTTCAGGTGTCCGAAGGCGGCGGTGAACGCATCCTGCGCCGCCTTCGGGGTGGTCACCGTGTTGACGCGCTCGCCGCGCGGACCGAACTCGACTCTCGAGGTCATCGCTGCGTGCGTCGCTGAGTTGGGTGAGAGCCCCCGGACGAGGATCAAGAACCGCCTCCAGGTCATCGCGCTCAGCGCGGTGCTCAGGTCGGTGTCGTACTCGCGGAGGAAGTCTGCTTCGATGAGAGCCCAGTCCCCGATCAGCGAGAAGTAGCCTTCTTGGCTGGGGTCGACTCGGGGAGGCTCTCCGGGTTTGGGGCTTCTGGTTCACCGCTGTACTGGGCGAAGATCAGCCTGAAGAGCTCAGGGATCTCGTCCATCGTGACCTGGTTCTCGTCGAGGACTCGGTCGAACTTGCCGGCGAAGAGCGCGTTGCCGATGACGATGAGGCTCTCCGGGTCGAGCTCGGCCTCTGAGTCGAGAGCGTTGCGGCGGATGACGTCGAGAGCGAGCGACGCCGGCAGCGCTGACGGCAAGATGTAGGTGTTCCCGCCGATGATGAACTCGAGCGGCTCGGCCTTCTGCTCTGCGCGGAAGGCGTCGAAGTCGATCACGCGTGCTGTCAAGGTCTCTCCTCTGTTAGGACTTCTGTCCTGAAGTCGACACTGTACCTTGGTCGGCCGTTCATGTCATCGTCCAGGCGGAACGGAGACGAGTGAGAGGCGATGGAGTAGACGAGGAAGGAGCCGTTCGGGAGGGTGACGTAGCGCAGCGCATGGAGTGCGCTGTAGATGGTGTCCAGCATGGCGGTCGCCCACACCCCGCCAGCCTCGCTCCTCGTCACGACCTGGTACCGAGCGGGGTCGTACGGGAGCTTCGAGTCTGGCTCCGACCCAGGGATGGTGTAGACGCAGACGACCCTGTCAGGCTGGCTCGGAAGGTAGTCCACGAAGACGTTGCCCTCGCTCGAGCCCTCGCTGTAGGCCAGGCCGTCCACGAGCGATCCGAGGTATTGCGCCATCTGAGCAGCGAGGTACATCAGAGACGACGCGGCCGTACGGAGAACTGGCCGAGCGCGTTGCGGAACGGCTGAGCCATGACGTACATAGTCTCGTCTTTGTCTTCCTGGATGGCCAGCCAGAGCCACTTCCCCCGGCCCTTCCCCCTGAAGTTGTACTCGGGGTGCTGGTGAAGCCGCGCCGCGTACGCCGTATGGTACGAGATCGACGCGCGCCCGCCCTCGCCGCTCACCTGGCCAGAGTCCTCGAGGCGTCCGGTGAGGTAGGGGACGCGCTCGTTAGCCCGCTTGAGGATCCGCTCTGCGCCCGCAATCGCTGCGTCGTCTGCAGCCTTAGAGACGATTGCTCCGACCACGCCGCCCTGCCAGAAGAACAGCTTCGGCTTCACGCCGGCGTCTCGCCGTGCGTCACCCAGGGGCGAGCGCCTCATGAGCCTGAGCCTCCTCCCGAGGCCGGGTTCGCATACCTGGTCAGAGCGAGCTCCCAGTGATACGGGCGCCGCTCGTCGGGCATGCCGTACGACCGGACCACGCGCCACTTGACTCCGCCGTGCTCGATGATGGACTCGACCGGGATGGGACCGTCCTCGGGCCTGATGATCGCGAGAGCGTCGATGTCCTGAGAGACGCCGGTGTTGTCTCGCTCGACCCACACCCGCGTCGTAGCCTGGACGTCGGCGCGGACGGTCCGCGTGTCGCCGTAGACAGCGCCTCGCGCCCCTGATCCGCCGTACTCTCGGATGTCGACCTCCATCCTGAGGAGCGTGTGCGGGATTCTCATATGGACCTGCCGCCCGCCCAGGTGAGGCCTGCCTGGATCAGGGTACGCCTCGCGCGCTGGCCGAGGTAGCCCGGCATCCGCTGCACCTGGACGCGCCCGCCCTGGAGTGACGAGCCCTTAGGCAGGCCGACAACGTCGTGCTCTTCGCCGGCCTCGAGCCAGAACTCCACCTGGTCGCATGTAGCCGTGCTCAGGACCTCGAGGATGTCCTCGTCGGGGTCGTCTTCCGTGAACAGGATCTGCGCCCGGCCGAGCGTCGCGTAGTTGATGAGCTCGCTGGCCTTCTGGAGATAGATGAGCGCGTCCTGCCCCGACGGAGCGGTGTAAGCAGGGCTGAGGCGTGCGGTGAGCTCGGCGGGTGTCGCGTAGGAGTCCATGCCTGGCATTCTACGCCTAACAGCAATCCACCCCCGTCCTTTCGAGACGGGGGTGGAAGACCTACGGAGTTAGACAGAGTGCGGGGTGACCCTATGCGAAGACGATGGCGCCTGACGCCCGGATCACTGCCTGCCACGCAGACGCGTCGTTCGTGCCGCCTCCGGAGAGGGTGACCTCGACAGACCCGCTGAACGAGATCATGTTCCCGCCCGGACTGGTGATCCTGAAAGGAACCAGCGCGGCGGGGCCGACGAGCTGTCCGACAGCCTCGGCACGGGTCTGGCCCGGGTCGCGGTCTCCGTTGTCGACATCCTCAAGCGTGAAGCCTGAGCAGGTCCAGGAGTCGCCGCGCTCGGCCTTCAGGTGCTCGCTCCGCCCTTCCGAGTTGAAGTCGGAGGTCTCCGCGTCGGTGGAGGTCGGTGCGTGCGTGATGGAGTTGAGGCCCTTGATCTCGAGGAACCCGTCGCCGGATCCGCCGTCATCGATCTCGATCATGAGATCCCGGGCCAGGAACTTGGTGACTGCCATGGTGTGTCTCGTGCAGGTCGCTTAGGGGAGGCTGCTTCCAGCCTCCCCGTCCGCTACCCTTACGAGCCGCTCCCGCCGACGGAGTCGTACGGCGTTGTGGCGTCCACGAGCTTGGCGTGCTTTCGCTCGTTGCCGAACTCGAGCCCGATCTCTCCGTAGATCTGACCCTTCGTGGCCGCGCCGGTCTTGGCGAGCTCTTCGAAGAAGAGGAAGCCCTTCCCAGGGATCTGGAGGATGCGCGGAGCGCACTCCTCGAGCGACGCGGCGACGAGAGTGCCGACCGGCATGTACCGGTCGATCATCAGGGCGGCCGAGCCGAAGTCGGTCTCGATCTGCAGGAGGTTGACGCCCCCGACGTTGCGAGACTGCTGGTAGAACGCGCTGCCGGAGCCTACGTCCCGGATGAAGATCTTCGTGAGAAGCCGCTTCATCGCAGGACCCGCGATGAGGGTCCTCGTCTCCCCTTCCTGGAGCCCGCCGTTCTGGTAGGCGATCTGGAAGAGGTCGTTGATGTCATCGATGGTCGGGACGCCCCCGGCCATGTCCTTCACGTTCGTGACGATGGCCTCGAGAAGGCCCCTCGTCTTGCGAGGCGTGCTGTTGTTGGACGGGTTCTGGAACGTCCCGGTGATGAAGCTGAGCTCGATGTCTCGAGCGATCTGCTTCAGCTGCTGGTCAGTCTGCCAGGCGAGCTCGTCGGAGACGGGCGAGGTGCCGCGCGCCGTGGTCTCGTAGCCTCCCCGGGCCGCGACGGCCTGGCGGGTGTAGCTGATCTCGACCGCTTCCTGGTGGATCTCGACGACGTTGAAGTCGTTCGCCCGAACGCGCTCCGCGGCGTCGGGGGCATCGTCGCCTTCGACCTTCTGGCGGTCGTCTTCCGGATCGCGGAGGTCGTAGAACTCCCACTCGAACCGCTTGTCGACCGCGGGTCGTCCGCCTGTGAGCCCGCCGATGGCGGAGAGGAACG